GAACCTATTCCAGAAAAACTGCTATTGGCTAAACTTCGGAAGCTCGAGCGACAGGGCAAACTTATCTCTTACGGACCTAGTAGTATGCACTTCAAGGTGGAACTAGACAAAATCTAGTGGCCAGTAATTGGCCAGCTGCCCACTTATTGAAAAATTTTGTGGGCACTTTCCACCCAAGTTTTGAATTTCTGGCCAGAAAAGTGGCCAATCTGCCCACTTTGGCCAAAATAAGTGGCCAGACGAAAAATTGATTTTTAGTGCTTGCGTGGGCAATGGCGGAAAAAATTGAGCCGTTTTTGGCTTGAATTTGCTTGTTTTGTTCGCTTTTAGCGTAAAAGTGCCCACACACTTGGACGAAACGTCCATAGTTGGCCACTTTGCCCACTTTTTTCTTAAAACTTTTAATCGAAGTAAAAAAGGGTATATATAAAGAGTTTTGGGTTTTAAGTGGGTTTTCTGGCCAAGTGGCCACAAGTCTGGGTTTTCCGCCATTGCCCACGTAAGGAATACATGGATTATAATAGAAGGAGTAAGATGTCTGTACTATACAGCGCCTTTCATTTTTCGTAACAGGAGAGTCTATGGCAAAAGCTAAGTCTAAGCTCGAGTCCGACTTTCAAGCTGGTCTCAAGAAAGAGTTACGAAGGTTGTTTCCTGGCTGCTTCATTATCAAGCTAGACGCTAATGAGCAACAAGGGATTCCAGACCTTCTAATTTTGTTCAATGACCGTTGGGCAATACTGGAAGCCAAGCGTGATGCCCAAGCGCCCTTCCGCCCCAACCAAGAATGGTACATCGAACAGTTTGATCGAATGTCATTCTCGTCAGTCATATACCCGGAAAACAAAGAGGTTGTACTCAATGCTCTTCAACAAGCATTCTCATCTAGAAGGAAAGCACGCGCAGTTCAGCGCAAGCAAGTACCACTGGATCAACTACGACAACGACCGGCTGCTTAAATGGGTTAAATCCCAGATGGCAGCTCTCGAGGGTAGTCGACTTCATGATCTCGCTAAGAATCTGATTCTTCTCGGGGTCAAACTCCCTCGTAATAACAAAACTTTGAGCCGGTACGTCAATGACGCAATCGGCTTTCGTATGACTCCTGAACAGATTCTGTTCTATTCATACAATTGTTTCGGAACGGCTGATGCAATCAGTTACCGTGAAGAACCAAACCTCGGTACCGTACTTCGAATCCATGACTTGAAGACTGGCATCCTCAAAGCAGATATGCGGCAGCTTATGATTTATGTTGCCCTCTTCTGTTTGGAATACGAGTTGAAACCTTTCGAGATTGATCTCATTGAGCTCCGCATTTATCAGAACGACGATGTGGTTGCTTTTATTCCTCCGAATGATGACATTGCTTACATCATGGACCGTATTAAGACTGCGGACCGTCTTATGAATGAAATGCTCGAACTCGCCGCAAGTTAGGGGGTGTCCTGAATGGGAAAAGAAACTACAGACGCAAGCTTTCTAAGACATGAAGGCATCCTGCGAAAGTCTGGCCGCTATCCTTGGGGTAGCGGTGAAAATCCTGAACAACGGTCTCGTTCGTTTAAAGGTCACATCGAAGCTCTGCAGAAACAGGGTTTGACTCCCACCGAAATCGCTAAATACTACAGCGGTGTCGATGCGGATGGCAAAGAATACAAAATGACGACGACTCAGCTTCGTGCTTTGACGTCTATCGCTAATGATCAGATTAAACGAGCTGATATTGCCCAGGCTGTAAAGCTAAAAGAAAAGGGTTATACCAATGTAAAGATTGGTGAGCTCATGGGTGGTAAAAACGAGTCTTCTGTTCGTGCTCTTCTTGCCGATGCACAAAAAGAAGACCAAAATGCGATTCTTGGTACTGCGAAACTCATCAAAGACCAAATTTCGAAGAATGAGTATGTCGACTTCGGTGCTGGAACCGAAAATCATCTTGGCGTAAGTAGTACTCGCCTCGGAACGGCTATTGCCGCTCTTAAAGAAGAAGGTTATAAGGTCCACTACATTAAACAGGAACAGATGGGTACTGGTAACTTTACCAATATCAAAGTTTTGACTGGTCCTGATAAAACCTATTCTGACGTTCTCAAAAACAAGGACAAGATCAAACCCTTGCTTGGAGATTCTGATGATGGCGGTAAATCCTTTACCAACTTCGGAATGTTGCCCCCGCTCAACGTAGACCTTAAGCGGGTAGGCGTTCGGTATGCCGAAGAAGGCGGTGCTGACAAAGACGGCGTTATTGAGATCCGTCGAGGCGTAAAAGACCTTGATATGGGGAATTCTCGATATGCCCAGGTTCGAATTGGTGTAAACGGCACTCACTACCTTAAGGGAATGGTCATGTATAATGACAACCTCCCAAATGGTGTGGATATGATCTTTAACACCAATAAGAGTGACACCGGCAACAAGCTCGATGCTATGAAGCCTCAAAAAGACGAAGAAAACCCGTTTGGGTCTGCTGTTCGTCAAATCACGAAAAAGAACAAAGATGGAACTGAAACGGTTACTTCTGCGCTCAACATTGTGAATGAAGAAGGTGACTGGACTGCATGGTCCAATAAGCTTTCCTCACAGATGCTCTCTAAGCAAAGTCCGAGCCTTGCTAAGGAACAGCTTGGAAAACGGTATGATCAGAAGAAAGCCGAATTCGACGAAATCAATTCTCTCACCAACCCTGTTGTAAAACGGAAGTTGATGGAGAAGTTCGCTGATGGAGCCGATTCTTCTGCCGTTCATCTGAAAGCAGCGGGTCTTCCTCGAACTGCCAACCATGTCATTCTCCCATTCAACAGTTTGAAGGACTATGAAGTTTATGCTCCTAATTACAAGGATGGAGAAAAGGTTGTTCTGATTCGACACCCTCATGGTGGTACTTTTGAAATCCCGGAACTCGTTGTCAACAACAAGAACCGTGAAGCCAATGCTGTAATCAAGCAGGCTAGGGATGCTATTGGTATCAACTCGAAGGTAGCAGAACGACTGTCTGGTGCAGACTTTGATGGCGATACTGTCCTTGTCATTCCCAATCCTGAAGGTAAGATCAAGTCATCTCAGCCCCTAAAGGAACTGAAGGACTTCGATCCTAAGAAGCTGTATAAGCTTCCCGATGATGCACCTAAGATGTCGGCCAAAGCCAAAGGCCAACAGATGGGCGATGTCTCTAATCTGATTACAGACATGACCATCAAGGGTGCACCATTCAATGAGATTGCTCGTGCAGTCAAGCACTCAATGGTAGTTATCGATGCTGAGAAACACCACCTCGATTATAAGCAGTCTGCTAAAGACAATGGCATTGCTGCTCTTAAGAGGGAATACCAGATGAAGCCTAACGGCAAAGCTGGTGGTGCATCGACCATTATCTCTAGGGCTAAGTCTGAAGCCAGGGTTCCTGATAGGAAACCTCGTATGGCTAAGGATGGTGGACCTATTGATAAGGCTACTGGTAAGAGGGTATGGGTAGAGACTGGTGAGACTCGGAAGGCTCTGAACCCAGCTACTGGTAAGTATGAGGATACCGGTATCCTCAAGACTACTAAGGTTAAGAAGCTTGATCTAGTAGATGATGCTTATGACCTGGTGTCTTCTAATGGCGGCACTGTTATAGAACATGTCTATGCAGACCATGCCAATAAGCTGAAGGCTCTGGCCAATGAGTCAAGGAAGGTAGCGGTTAATGTTACCCCCACTCCACAAAGCGCCTCTGCTAAGAAGGTATACGCCGTCGAAGTAGACGCCCTCCGTGGCAAACTCAACGAGGCCCTCAAGAATAAACCCCTTGAACGCCATGCCCAGCTGATAGCCGGTACTATTGTTAAGGCTAAGAGAGATGCTAATCCAGAGATGGATGCAGCTGAACTCAAGAAGATCAAGAGTCTTGCACAACAAGAAGGCCGTGCTAGAACCGGTGCTACCAAGCAGACCATTAAGATCACCCCTAAAGAATGGGATGCTATCCAGGCTGGTGCTATCAGTACCAACATGCTGGAGAAGATCCTTGACAATGCTGACATAGACAACGTCAAGGAACTGGCTACACCCAGGAAGACAGAGGTAATGGCAGGTAGTACTCTTGCTAGAGCTCAGTCCTTGCTGGCTAGTGGTAAGACACAGGCTGATGTGGCTACTATCCTTGGTGTATCTACATCAACATTGGATCGTGCTATCAATCCCAAACCAACTGAAGACTAAGAGAAAGGAAAGATGTTGGCTAAAGAAACAATGCTATCGACAGCTGACAATCCATACAATCCTTTCACTGAGTTCGATCAGTGGAACAACTGGGACCAGCAGTCAGGCTACCATACGCTGGCCTACCAAGCTAGGATCTGTGTATTCAGTGATGAATTGAGTGAACTTGATCAGATACAAGCTATCGATCATGCTATCGATGAGATACTTGAGCTCAATATCACTGGAAATTACATCAGAGTTGAAAATCCTAGCTCTAACTGAATAAATAACTGAATATACAATTCAATAAGCGGTATGGGGGGAGGGGTCTCGCAAACAGGCCCCCCTCCCTGCATCGCGGCCCTTCTAAAAAATGCCCCGGGGGAACTTTTCCGGGAACAATTTGACCCTCATCAATCTGCGAAAGGTCTCTATCATGGCAGAAACTCCCGAAAACGAAGAAGCCGTTCCCACAACCCCCAAGGTTGATTGGCTCGTTCCCAACCAGGACCTCATCGAGCGTGTTGTCGATGCTCGAATCGAAACTCTCAAGGAAGCTGAGAAGCCTTCGCGCTCTCGTTCGCGTGCTTCTGAGAAGAACGACAATAAGTAGTTAGTAGTTGTGGGGCTATCTGCCGAGGTAGCTTAAATGTCTGTGGCTGGGGCCGTGCTCTTCCCCCATGAGAGCTGAGAAATCCGGACGAATCGACGCCCACAACACTATACATGTATGACTTGATGAGGGTTTAGTTGATCTCCTAGGTGTCGATTCCGGGACGACTCTCCGCCTAGTCAGTACGTTGGGCAACGTCAGAGAACCTAAGCCCTCTTCAAGCTATACATGTAAACCCCTTACCTTTAGATGGAATTCCAGGTCTCACCGGACTTAATGGTTTTCTACGACATGATCGTTCCCTGCCGACGCGCAAATCTGGCATTCCTTCTGAGGGTAAGAAGTATGAGTATACAGTCACCATACTAGGTCCAAAGTTCCCTCATACTATGTAGGGACTCTGTGATAGAGCGTTAGATCTCACAATAAAAGTAGGACTTCATCTACCCTACACTCCTTTCAAGAGGCGTTTGTGACTTCGTGCGGTTGTAAACGTTCGAGATCTAACGTTCTATCATAGAGTTCCTACATAGATTCTTTACTTTTGCCGAATTCTACAAAGTTGCGAACATGTATTCTTTACTTTTGTCTGTTTTAGCAACTTTGTCATCATAAACATCATTACTATCGGGGGTAACACTGTGTGCACGCTTGAAACACACGCAATGATTGCTGAAAAAGCAGCCGCGGCCGAAGAAGCAAGTCAAGAAACCCCAGAACCTGTTCAGGAAGATCCGTTTTGTGGTTTGACTATCGGTCATGAACCACATTTCGACTGTCCTGGATACGTGGAGACAATTCCACAAATCAACGGTCTATAACATAGGGGAAGTATGAAGAAACTTCTGGCAATTCTTGGTTCGTCTGCATTGCTTGCCTTCGGGGCAACGGCTGTATCGGGAACTCCGGTAGCACCCGTTGTTCAGAAAGCCGAAGCAGCCTCATACACGAGCTGTTACTGGGCAATGAATGGCGGCTACTACTGCTACCGCTACGGCTGCACTTATTTCGAGAGGGTAGCACTCGGATGTTACGAGGGTTACGTTCGAATGAACACTCGAGTGTACGTCTAAAACTCTACTACTAGATATTTAAGGAGGTGATTACCTTTGACAGGCCCACGCAAACGTATCGAGCCTCCCCCACTTGAAAGAGCTCGCAAAGTCTATGACTCCGAGATCGTTGAAGAAGAGAAACCTCTTAAACGACTCCCGCGAGCAAGAAGTCCCGAGGCACGGGAAGCTCAGTTGGCAGCTATGGCTTACGACTTGGCTGAAAGACAGTTTCGTGAAGGTACTGCCTCGTCACAGGTAATCGTCCACTTCCTTAAAGTAGGCTCTACTCGTGAAAAGGTGGAGCTTCAGAAGCAGAAGCAGGAAACTCTCCTTGTCGAGGCAAAGGTTAAGGACCTTGCTAACGTCGAAGAGATGAAGAGTCTTTACATAGAAGCAATGGCTGCTATGCGTGGCTATGGAGGACATCAAGAGACGGAGACTGATGGTGATCCGAACGTATACTGAGCTAGCTAAGCTTGAATCTTTTGAAGAACGATTCAACTATCTAAGCATTAAAGGTGTAGTCGGCGAATCCACCTTCGGTTTCGAACGCCATCTCAATCAGAAGTTCTATACTTCAAGAGAATGGCGTCTTATCCGAGATGAAGTCCTAACTCGAGATCTGAGTTGCGATATGGGTGTCGACGGTTACGACATATTTCAACGCCCCATCATTCATCATATGAATCCCATGGCTCCTAAGGATCTGATTCGCGGCAACGTGGATATTCTTAACCCGGAGTATCTCATAACCGTCACACACCGAACCCACAACGCAATTCACTACGGTGATAAAAGTCTGTTAGCGCTTCCCCTTCCGGAACGTCGACCTGGAGACACGCGACTGTGGAGTAAACCACTACTAAAACTCGCTAGTTAGAAAGGTCTTCATGAAACAGCTTGTTAACCCTGTTCCCATGATTCCATGTGTTGGTGGATGGTGCTTGCAGTATGTTCGAGAAGCATTTCGCCTCCCCATCAAGTATGGAAGTGCCACTGAAGCTTGGAATATGTCGAAGTCCCAGCATCGGGATCGAAACTTCCCTCCAGGTCTATGGCTTCCCGTCTGGTATGGCATCGATCAGGAACCTCTTGGTCATGTCGTGCTGCGTTCTCCCGAGGGCAAGGTATATTCCACTTCGGATTACTCGGGATGGCCGGTTATTCACGATAGCTTGGAAGCTCTTGAGTCTTTCTACGCATATTACGGAATGACCCTTCGGTATCGAGGATGGACGGAAGACGTCGCCTCATATGCCGTAGTCGGAAACTCAACAATCAACGTCGAATCCACCACTACCACGAAAGCAGATGATTTCCTTATGGCACTCACCGCTTCACAGGCTCTCGATCGCATTGAACGCTATCTCGATGCGCCTGTTTCTGCTGTACCCAACAAGGTCATGGAGCAGACTGTCGTTCACGGCGGTTCGCATTCCTTCAAGACCGAGGTCGTTCTTATCCGTAAGCAGGTCATTGCACTTTCTGGTCTCGTTGCGCAGCTTGCAAAGAACCCGAACCTCGACGCTGACCAGATTGCCGCTGCAGTCCGCAAGGGTATGGAAGAGGCTGTCGTCGATGTAGCCATCACCGTCAACGACAAGCCGATTCCTCCGTCCGCTGGCTAACTAGATGGTTACACGCTTCATCCAGGATCATTTCCTGGGAGGTGTTCTGCTCCTAGGTATCATCAGTGCCATTCTTGGTATTTTTGGTATCTGGGTAGCTATGTTCATTCTCGCGATCCATCGTCTAGCTGATCCGATCCTCAGACTTTTTGGAGTAGGGTATGGATAACGACAGCATTCTCGACACAGTAAAGCGACAGGTCTTTCTAGATCCTGAAGATACTGATGCTGACGAGGAACTAATCCTTCATATTAACTCAACCTTCTTTGTTCTCCAGCAATTGGGCGTCGGTCCTGAAATCGGCTATCAGATTACTGGTCGTGAGAACAAGTGGAGTGAGTTTATTGGAGATCAATATCTCGCTGCCGTCAAAACCTACATGGGTTTGAAGGTGCGACTCATATTTGACCCGCCACAAACTGGTCCTTTGGCTGAAGCCATGGAGCGACAGGCAGGTCAGATGGAATGGCGTCTTAATGTTCATATGGAAGGGGTGAAATGGGCAGAAGCGCTAGCGACATCCTCGGTGACCACGGAGTAATTCTGGACGAGGACGAGCTTGCTCACTTTGGAGTAAAAGGAATGCGGTGGGGTAAGCGTAAAAAGCAAACCTCATCAGACTCTGAAGGTTCTGATGGCTCTACCTCTAAACCGGCGAAGCCAGATGTCAAGAAGATGACTGACGATGAGCTGAAGTCTGCAATCAATCGACTTAAGCTTGAGAAGGAATACCTCAAACTTACTGAGCCTGAGATTAGTAACGGTAAAAAGATCGTTACAGCTCTACTCAAAGATGTTGGCGACGTCAGTCGGAAGCAAGCAAAGACGTATCTCAATCAGAAGATTGAGAACGCCCTTAAAGAAGGTCTGAAAGACGCTGCTAAGACCGCCGGTAAAGAAGCTGCTAAAGTTGGTGCGCAAATGGCCATCGAAGCAGCTATCTCTAAGGCATCTGGCGGGTCTGCTCGACCAACTGTAAAGTTCACGCCTCGTGCACAAACTACAGTAAAACTCTAGTGATGAAAGGAGGGTCGGCTTTGGCTCTGTCTAACACTGCAACACCAATTTATTATGGGAGATTCCGTGAGAGAGTTCTCAACGGAGAAATCCCCGTATGTAAAGAGATCAGTGCCGAGATGAATCGGATTGACGCACTCATCGCCGACCCTCGTTTCTACTATGATGATTTGGCTATCAACGGCTTCATCAAGTATTGCGAGAATGAGCTCACTCTAACGGACGGGACAGACCTCCACCTTCTGGATAGCTTCAAACTTTGGGCTGAACAGATCTTCGGTTGGTACTACTTTGTAGAGCGGAGTGTTTACGAACCCTCCCCTGACAACTACGGTGGTCGTTATGTCCAGAAAACTATTAAGAAGCGGCTTACTGTCAAGCAGTATCTGATCGTAGCTCGTGGTGCTGCCAAGTCCATGTATGCTGAGTGCATCCAAAGCTACTTTCTGAATGTGGACACCTCTACATCTCACCAAATCACAACTGCTCCAACCATGAAGCAGGCTGATGAAGTGATGTCTCCATTTAGAACCGCGATTACTCGCGCTCGTGGTCCATTGTTCAAGTTCCTCACTGAGGGGTCTCTTCAGAACACCACGGGAAACAAGATGAATCGAGTCAAACTCGCTTCGACCAAGAAGGGTATCGAGAACTTCCTAACGGGTTCTCTACTCGAGGTTCGCCCAATGAAGGTGGACAAGCTGCAGGGTCTTCGTCCGAAGATCTCTACAGTTGACGAATGGCTGTCTGGGGACGTTCGTGAAGACGTAGTAGGTGCTATTGAACAGGGTGCGTCCAAATTGGACGACTACCTGATTGTGGCGATCAGCTCTGAGGGTACCGTTCGTAACGGTAGTGGTGACACTATCAAAATGGAACTAGCTGGCATTCTCAAGGGCGAATTCGATATGCCTCACATTTCAATCTGGCACTACCGGCTTGATGAATTGGAGGAAGTCACTGAACCTGCGATGTGGCCCAAGGCCCAACCCAACATCGGACAGACCGTCACCTATGAAACTTACCAGCGAGATGTCGAACGAATTGAAGCTTCACCTTCATCACGGAACGATATCCTGGCTAAGCGTTTCGGAATTCCCATGGAAGGCTATACGTACTTCTTCACTTACGAAGAGACTGAGCCTCATAAGCGTGTACCACGTTTCTGGCAACTACCTTGTGCTTTGGGAGCCGACCTTTCACAGGGTGATGACTTCTGTGCCTTCACTTTCATGTTTCCTCGCCCTAATGGAACATTCGGAATCATAACCCGAAGTTACATCTCCCAAAACACTCATATGAAGCTTCCGGCAGCTGCTCGAGCAAAGTATGAAGAGTTTATTCAAGAGGGTAGCCTTCACGTTCTTGAGGGCACAGTCCTCGACATGATGGCTGTCTACGATGACCTCGATGCTTTCATTGAGAAGAATGGCTTCGATGTTCGAGCTTTCGGTTTCGACCCTTACAATGCTAAAGAATTTGTAAGTAGGTGGGAGCAAGACAATGGACCTTTTGGAATTGAGAAAGTTCCTCAGGGTGCTCGAACTGAATCTGTTCCTCTTGGTGAACTGAAGCAGCTGAGTGAGCAACGTATGCTCATCTTCGATCAACTTCTTATGCAGTTTGCTATGGGTAACGCCATTACGATGGAAGACACCAATGGTAACCGTAAACTTTTGAAGAAACGTCAAGATCAGAAGATTGACAATGTGGCCGCCATGATGGATGCCTACATAGCATACAAAGCCAATAAGGAGGCATTTGAATGAGCGACGATTTAAACGTCGACGAACCTGATAAAGTCGATGAGTTCCTTGCCCATATTGGCGTTAAGGGAATGAAGTGGGGTGTTCGAAGGGGTAATGCCTCTCGGACATTTGCTCGTGCTTCTAAAAAAGCAATCCGTCTGGATAAGAAAGCCAGTAAGCTTGCTAAACGCGGTGCCAAGCTTCAGTACAAGGGCTCGAAGTGGGGAAATTTCCGTAAGATCCGAAAGGGTATGCGACTCTCCTACAAGAGCACAAAATACAATGAGAAGGCTCGTAAGTGGGAGCTGAAAATGGCTCAGCACTTTCAGGGTGTTAAGGTAAGCGATCTCAGCCCGAAGCATAAAGACGCAGGTAAACAATATCTGCATCTTCTTCGTGGTGACAAATTCGCAGTTACGGACACTATGGGTAAAAAATGAGTCTACACTATAAAAATGAGAGGGGGTGAAAACTTATGGGGTTTATGCAACAGGTTAAAGATTTCATCGCTCACGCAGCAAGCTATAGTCCATTTGATAAAGAGGAAACAACTCGATATCAATCTTGGGGAACTAGTGCAAACTTTGGTCGTAATCCAAGTGTTGGAAGATTTGGATTCTCAGGGGATAAGACGGTTATCACGTCTATCTACAATCAGATTGCCATTGACGTTGCAGCAATTCCAATTCAACATGTTCGATTGGATGACGAGGGTCGCTTCAAAGAAAAAATGAAAGGTGGTCTTAACGACTGTCTTACTTTTGAAGCTAACCTCGACCAAGGAGCTCGTGCATTCCGACAAAATATCGCAATGACACTCTTTGATAAGGGTGTTGCTGCTGTATGCATCATGGAAGCTACCGATGATCCCGCTGTATCAATGGCTTACGAAATCCAAACACTGCGTGTTGGTGAAGTTGTGGCATGGTTTCCCGATCATGTTCGTGTTTTGGTTTATAACCAGAAGACGGGTAACAGGGAAGAACTCACGCTTCCAAAGCGTCAAGTAGCGATCATTGAGAATCCTCTCTATGCCGTGATGAACGACGATAACTCGACACTGAAGCGTTTGACCCGTAAGCTCAGCCTCCTCGATGCGATCGATGAACAGGCTGGTTCTGGAAAACTGGACATCATTATCCAGCTTCCTTATGTAGTTAAGTCTGAATCTCGTAAGCAGCAGGCCGCTGCTCGTCGACAGGACATGGAAGAGCAGTTGTATAACTCGAAGTATGGTGTTGCTTATGCAGATGCCACCGAGAAGATTACACAGCTAAACCGTCCTGCTGAGAACAACATGCTGGCACAGGTCGAATTCCTAACCAAGCAGTTGTACTCACAGCTGGGTATCACGAAGGATGTCTTCGAAGGTACTGCTGATGAAAAGATGTTGATCAACTACAACAACCGTACAGTTGAGCCAATTCTCACAGCTATTTCTGAAGGTATGGAGCGAAAGTTCCTATCTAAGACTGCTCGTGCACAAGGACAGGCAATTCGGTTCTATCGGGACCCATTTAAGAATGCCAGTCTTATCGACATTGCCGATATTGCCGATAAACTTTCTCGTAATGAGATTGTTACCAGTAATGAAATTCGTGCCGCTATCGGGTTCAAGCCATCTACAGAAGCGAAAGCCGACAAGCTGCAGAACTCGAACATGCCGAACGAGGATAATGTCGGCAAGGTAAAAGGCTCTTCGCCACCATCGGAAACAACTCAAGAAAGGAAGGAGAACCTTCAAAATGACAGTAGTCACGGAAACCAGTACACGGCCTGACTTTACGGGTTATGCTACACGGTTCGACATCGAGTGCTCCGATGGTCGTACGATCAAGCATGGCGCATTCGTTCATCAGGACCAGGCAGTTGTACCCCTCGTATGGCAGCATCAGCACGACACACCAAGCAACGTCTTGGGTCACGCGGTTCTTTACCACCGTGCAGACGGAGTTTACACTGAAGCTTTCTTCAATGAAACCCAGGCTGCTAAGGATGCTAAGGAACTTGTCCGTCACGGCGATGTAAAGATGCTCTCCATCTTTGCAAATCGTCTCAAGCAGATGGGTGCCGATGTTGTTCACGGCAATATCTGTGAAGTTAGCCTCGTATACAAGGGTGCTAATTCGGGAGCTGTAATTGAAGACATCAATCTTCGTCACGCAGCAGATGGTACCGACACCATGATTGGTGAAGCGATCATCTACTCTGGTGAAGAATTCACTCTCTCCCATGCTGAAACTTCTGAGACGAAGGACGACTCCGAAGAAGGTGAAACCGTTGCGGAAATCCTCGCCGGTATGTCACCCAAGCAGAAGACGGTTCTCTACGCACTGGTCTCTCAGGCTGCCTCTGGCTCTGTGAAGCACAGCGACGACTCTGACGAAGAGGACGGCGATGTCGTGCTTCATGCCGAAGAGACGGACGAAGAGATTGATGTGGATGAGGTTATCGATTCTCTGACACCTACCCAGCTCGACGTATTCCACACACTGATCGGCGAAGCCCTCGATAAAGAGGGTGTCGAAAATGATGGTGAGGACTCGAGCGACACCTCCAACGAATCGAATGATAACTCAGACGATTCAGCCGAACACTCCGACGCCGATTCTGGCGACGGTTCTGAAAATCTCCAGCACAATCAGGAAGGCTCTGCCGACATGACCTACAACGCATTTGAAAACGGCGCTACTGGCGGCACCGCCACCAAGGACCGTTACACGCTCTCCCACTCCGACGTCATCGAACTGAACGAGCTCGCTCAGTCCACTGGCTCCTTCAAGAAGGCGTTCGCCAAGTTCCAGCTCGCGCACGCTGACTACGGCATCGAGAACATCGACATCCTCTTCCCGGATGCTCGTGTCTCCTCGCAGACCCCGGAGCTCATCTCTCGTCAGACCGAATGGGTTCAGAAGGTTCTGGGCGCCACGAAGCACTCCCCCTTCGCTCGCGTCAAGACTATCCTCGCCGACCTGACCGCCGAGGAAGCTCGTGCCAAGGGTTACACCAAGGGCACCCTGAAGAAGGACGAAGTTGTCGTCCTCCTGCAGCGCTCCACCTCCCCGGCAACTGTCTACAAGAAGCAGAAGTTGGACCGGGATGACGTCATCGACATCACCGACATCGACATCATCACCTGGCTGAAGTGGGAAATCCGCTTCATGCTGAACGAGGAAATCGCTCGCGCAATCCTTATCGGCGACGGTCGTGCAGTGGGTCACGCTGACAAGATCAAGGACCCGCAGGGCCAGACCGATGGTATCGGTATCCGCTCCATCGCAAACGACCACGAGCTCTACGCTCACCGTGTTCAGCTGGCAGCCAACGTTGCTCCGGACGTGATGATCGACGAGATCACCCGCGCTCGTACCAACTACCGTGGCTCCGGCTCCCCGACCTTCTACACCACGGATGCAGTTCTGACCGAACTGCTCCTGCTGAAGGACAAGATGGGCCGCCGCCTGTACGAGACCGAGGCTGCTCTGGCCGCCGCGATCCGCGTCAAGGAGATCGTTCCCGTCGAACCGATGGGTGAGGACGCTACGCTCCTCGGCATCATCGTCAACCTGATCGACTACACGGTCGGTACCAACAAGGGTGGCGAGATCACCTCATTCGATGACTTCGACATCGACTTCAACCAGTACAAGTACCTGATGGAAACCCGCATGTCGGGTGCTCTGACCAAGCCCAAGTCGGCTCTGGTTATCCGTCGCGATCAGGGTACCGAAGTGACCGCTACGGCTCCGTCCTTCGACTCTGCAACCAACACTCTGACGATCCCGTCTCAGACCGGTGTTGAGTACCTGATCGACGGTGCTGTTGTACCGGCAGGTGACCGCGTGATCACCGAGACCACGGATGTATCGGCTGAGCCGACCACGGGTTACTACCTGGCTCCGCTGTCCACTCGTAACTGGACCTTCACCTACACCGCGTAGCTGAAGCTTCAAAATGGCACGGTTCTACGGTGAAATCGGTTTCGGAGACACTGTAGAAACGGTACCTGGAGTGTGGGAGGACGCTATCATAGAGAAGAAACTTTATGGTAGCGTCCCCCGCAACATCTATCAGTCCAAATCTTCTGACAAAGTCAATGACGATGTCGATGTAAACACGACTCTTAGTTTAGTTGGTAACCGCTATGCTTTCGAGCATATAAAGGAAATCAAGTATGTCAAGTTCGAAGGCGAATATTGGAATGTCGACACTGTCGAGATCCAACGACCTCGCCTTATCTTGAGTCTCGGAGGTGTTTACAATGGGCCAAAGGCTGGAGCTTCAGGCACTGCTTAGTGCAATTCCCGGAGTTAAGAAAGCTTACTTCCAGGAACCGCCTGCAAACATGATGGAGTATCCATGCATCATCTATTCGTTGGATGACGTCGATACTTCGTTTGCAAACAATCTTCCATACCGAAGCATCAAGAAATACCAAGTGACTGTTATCGATGGCGATCCCGATTCCGTGATTCCCGATATAGTCGCAGCCTTACCGACGTGTACTTTTTCACGAGCTTTCAAGGCAAGTAACCTTAACCATCAAGTCTACTCCCTTTATTTCTGAGAGGAATAAAACATGACTGTTCTTCAGTGGGATAAGGTCACCGAGCGCACCTTTGAAACGGGTGTCAATAAGGGTGTCCTCTACCTCCCCAACAACGTCGGTGCTTATGACCAGGGCTTTGCATGGAACGGCCTCGTCTCCGTTTCGGAAAGCCCCTCGGGCGCTGAGGCAAACAAGCAGTACGCCAACAACAAGGTGTACGTCAACCTGATCTCTGCTGAAGAGTTCGGTGCAACGCTTGAAGCCTTTACCTACCCCGAAGAGTTCGCCGAGTGCGACGGCTCCGCTGTCCCTGTGGCTGGCGTGTACGTCGGTCAGCAGCGTCGGAAGGCCTTTGGTCTTTCCTACCAGACGCTCATCGGTAATGATGTCGACGGTACGGACTACGGCTACAAGATCCACCTCGTCTACGGCGCAACTGCTGCTCCCACGGAGAAGGCTTACACGACGGTCAATGACTCGCCGGAAGCCGCTACCTTCAGCTGGGAACTGAGCACCACGCCGGTTGAGGTGGGTAACGGCCTCAAGCCGACCTCCACCATCACTGTGGATTCCACCAAGGTTCCGGCTGACAAGCTGGCTGCTCTTGAGGAACTCCTCTACGGCACGGTCGGTGGCGGAAGCGCTTCCCTGCCTTCCCCGGCAGCTGTTATCGCTCTTCTTGAGGGTACGGCTATCGAGGTTGCTCCGGTGGCTCCGACTTACAACCCGACGACTCACGTCATCACCATTCCGGCTGTCACCGGCGTCGACTACTACATCGACGGCGTAAAGAAGACGGGTACCGTCACGATCTCCGACGACACCGTTGTTACGGCAGAACCTTCCGAGGGCTACCGGTTCCCGGCTGTCACCGACAACGACTGGTTCTTCGACTTCGTCTAAGCCATACCAGAAAGGAGAGCAGGGAATGCTCAAGATTACAATTCCAGGATCTGAATCGTTCGACGAACGGACCGATCAGTTCGTTTACTCTGATCCGATCACTTTGGAACTCGAGCATTCTCTGCTCTCTCTTTCAAAATGGGAGTCTATTTGGGAGAAACCTTTCATCGGAAACGATGAAAAAACTATTGAAGAAACTCTCAGCTACATCTATTGTATGATTCTTACTCCGGATATTCCTGAGGACATTGTCAATAGACTATCTAACGACCTCATTACCAAGATTAATAACTACATCGATGCCAAGATGTCTGCCACTTGGTTTAATGAGAAGCCCCAGCCCGGTCAGCCTCGTCGAAGCCGTGAGACAATCACCTCCGAGTTGATTTACTACTGGATGGGGATCTACAAGATTTGGAAAGATTGCGAAACCTGGCATTTGAATCGTCTCTTCACCCTTATCAAAGTGCATAGCGCTAAGAATGAGGCTGGCGGTAATAAGAAGCCTCGTAGTAAGGCTGAGATGATGGCCGAACGTCGCAAACTTAATGAACAGCGTAAAGCTCAACACAATACAAGAGGCTAACCATTGAAAGGAGGCGATAATGACTGAACTCATTTGGGGAGATTACGGCAAACGCTACTTTGAAGCTGGCGTGGATCGTGGAGTCCTGTATATTCCCGGATTGGACGGCGTTGCCTGGGATGGGTTGATCGCGGTCAACGAGTCTCCTTCTGGTGGAGATGCCCAACCCATCTATGTTGATGGTGTTAAGTACATCAATCAATCGACAAGGGAAGAGTATGAGGCTACAATAGAGGCCTTTACCTATCCCGATGAATTCCTTGAATGTGAAGGGATTACTGCAATCGATAATGAGTCCAAAGGTCTCTTTGCTACCCAGCAGAAGAGAAAACCTTTCGGTTTCTCATATCGAACTCTAATCGGTAATGATGAAAAGGCTTTGGACTTCGGATACAAGATCCATATAGTCTATAACGCTTTGGCTCGTCCTTCTTCACGGGAAAATATGAGCCTTACCGAAGAGCAGGAAGTCTCTAAGTTTAGTTGGGACATTACAACTAAGCCAATTCCAGTTTCTGGTGCTTCACGTAGTGCTCATATTGTTATGGATACTCGTACAACATGGCCATGGGTTGTAAAAGCTGTCGAAGAACTCCTTTATGGAACTGTCGATACGCCACCAACCCTGCCGACACCTGAGGAACTAATTGCTCTATTCGTAGACAACGCTCTCCTCAAGATTACCGATAATGGCGATGGAACATGGACTGCTGAAGGTCCCGACGACGTCATTACAATGCTCAATGATACGGAATTCCAGATATCTTGGCCATCGGCTCTGATGATTGATGAAACTTCGTACACTATCAGTTCTCTATAAGAAAGGAGAAACCTTATGGCTACAGTAACAGGTCTTACCGCTGGTCGAATGCTCGAGATTGAGAATGCCTCAATTGTAAATGGCTACATTGATGAAGTGGGCCACCTTATTCTCGTTAATAGGGGCGGCGCAACTGTTGATGCTGGTCCTATTACAACATATTTGGCTACTGAAGAAGCTCCTGGCGGTATCGAAATTGCCGACGCCACAGAGGCTATCGCGGGAACTGATACCACACGAGCTATCACGCCATTCACTCTCGCCAACGTTCTTGCTACACGTTCGGGCTATCGCCCTATGGGCTCTCCCATTTTCTACACATCTAGTGGCACTTTCGTTAAGACCAACTACCCCGGTCTTCGAGCAATTCGAGTTCGTGCCGTAGGTGGAGGTGGCGGTGGTGGTGGCGCTGCTGCGGCTAGTTCTGGAAACCACTCATCCGGTGCAGGTGGAGGTAGTGGTGGATATGCTGAGAAATTTATTCTCGCAGACCAACTTGCCGCTTCTGAAACCATCACGATCGGTGCAGGTGGCGGTGGTGGCGCTGGTGGCGCGGGCGGTACAGGTGGCGCAACGTCATTTGGAACACATGCTGCTGCTAATGGCGGCAATGGTGGAGCATCGTTTGCTGACACTGCTTTGATGATTGGCGCTATTGGTGGGGCAGGTGGAACTCCGACTGCTGGAACTATTCTCATTAAAGGTTCCCCTGGAAACTTTGGTAGTGGAAATGCTTCTCTTGCCCATGGCGGAGTCGGTGGGTCCTCGCTCTTCGGAGCCGGTGGTTTCGGTACCTACAATGGTGCTACCGGAAGCTCTCTAGCAGGTGCTCCTGGAACTTTGTATGGCGGAGGCGGTGGTGGCGCTGCCGTAAACCAAAATGGGGCTTCGGCTTCTGGTGGTGCCGGTGCAGCAGGTCTCGTTATCGTGGAGGTATTCTTCTAATGGGCGCACAAAAATATGCAATTGTTGATGGAACTAAAGTAGTCAACGTTATCCTTCTGGATATTTCCGATCATTACACCCCGCCGAGTGGTCATCTGCTACTCGCAGCACCCAATGAAGTCTCAATTGGTTGGACAAAGGACGGTGACAACTGGAGTGCTCCTCAGCAAGCCACAACACCCGCCCCTGTCGAATCAGCCGACGACGTAGCTGCAAAGCAAGAAGCTGCGCAGGAACTTATCGATGCCGGAATCTCTGAGGTAGCTGCTCGTAGGATCGTTGGCCTTCCAACTTAAATAAGGAAATGCCATGACCGATTATATTGTGTTTCCAGGAGTGGATGGCGACAACGTCTTCGCTCCTGAGATTCGTCAAGCTATTGCTGATTCTCCGGAACTACATGCGGTTTTTGCTCCTGCCACAGGCTCGACCGAATATATGGCATCGGCATCAGCCATTGCATTGCTAGCTTCTAAGCTGAATATTTCGGAAAAAGGCATCGCTTTAGGTTTGGCGGCTCTCGATGCAAACGCAAAGTTGCTTGAGGCAAATATGCCCGATCGACTTTCCGAAGACTCCCTTAGGGCTAGTGTTGTAACAAAATTTAAACCGAGGACTTTCTACCCAATTAATGCTGCGGTAGTAAATCCTGACGGTGATGTGGTGACAGCAAAAGCTGCTTTCACTTCTGATGATGTATACAATCCAGGCAACTGGAACGTAAAAAAAGTAGACGGCGGAAGTCCGTAATTCACGTTCTTAACAAGGGGGACACATGCCAGCACAAACTGTAATTCAGCCGCGTAGGGGTACTGCCGCTGCGTGGACTACTGCAAACCCGGTTCTTGCAGCCGGTGAAGTCGGCTTCGAAACCGACACCTATAAATTCAAGCTCGGTGATGGTGCTACGGCATGGAATTCACTCGCTTATAACGGTGCCGACAAAGCCAACCTCGTACACACTCACACGGTTTCGCAGCTTTCAGATGCTTCGACTATCGGTAAGGATATCCTTCAGGATCCGGACGCGGCCTCGGTTCGTGCGACGATTGGTGCGGGAACCTCGAATCTTGTCATTGGTACCACGGGTACCACGGCAATGGCGGGTAACAAGACCTTCGCCTTCTCGGAAATCACCGGAACCATTTCGACGGCTCAGTTGCCTCCGATCGCAATCAGCAACACCTATCCTGTAGCCTCTCAGGCAGCAATGCTTGCGCTGACGGCAGAACGTGGTGACGTTGCTATTCGTTCGGATATCGGAAAGACCTTTATTCTTTCCACCGACAGCCCGGGCACCCTCGCCGACTGGTTGGAAGTTGTCACCACGGGTGCGGTTTCCTCTGTTGCTGGTCGCACTGGTGCAGTTGTTCTGACCAAGTCGGATGTTGGTCTTGCAAACGTCGACAACACTTCGGATGCAAGCAAGCCGATTTCTTCTGCAACTCAGACTGCTCTGAATGCAAAGGAAGGCACAATTGCCGCGGGTACTACTGCACAGTACTACCGTGGCGATAAGACTTGGCAGACTCTGAACTCTGCCGCAGTTGGTCTGGGTTCTGTCAACAACACTGCTGACTCGGCAAAGCCGGTTTCTACCGCTCAGCAGGCTGCACTCGACCTCAAAGCAAACCTTGCATCTCCCGCATTCACAGGTACCCCCAGCTTCTCGGGTGTTACTGGTGTTACCGGTCTTACCAAGTCGCATGTTGGTCTTGGCAACGTCGACAACACCTCGGATGCAAACAAGCCGATCTCTAGTGCAACTTCTACAGCTCTTGCTGGTAAAGCTGCACTTTCTCACACGCACACCTCGGCAGATATTCTGTCGATCGATGGAGGAACACCTTAACTTATGCCAGCACAAACTGTAATTCAGCCTCGGAGAGGAACTGCCGCTTCATGGGCTTCAACCAACCCGGTGCTCAATTCCGGTGAAGTTGGTTTGGAGACCGATACAGGTCTCCTTAAGTTCGGAGATGGTACAAAAGTTTGGAAGGATCTGGGTTATTACACAGGTCGTCCATTCGATATGGGTAACGTAAAAGATGATGTGCCCATTGAGATGAACTTCAATGTTGATAAGATTTCGGCGCCTGTCGGAACTCGAATGAACATTCCTACACACATCTCAAACCCGGGTCAGACTACCCACCCTTCTGCGCTATTCTTTCCAGAGGGGTGGGGGTCTCCCGCTAAATGGAAGTATTGGCTTGCCCATACTCCATATCCCGGTGGAAACGACGATCATGAAGATCCAAACATCGTCGTTTCCAATAACGGAATTTCATGGCAGGTTCCTGCTGGGGTAACCAACCCTCTAGCCGATGCGACGGGTCAGCCTGAGTATCACTCAGACGTAGACCTCAAAATGGGACCAGATGACACTATGTATCTGTTCTATCGTTGGGCAGCTTCTGTCGACAATGGTGGTACTGAAGAGCAGTTCCGTTATTTTAAGACAAAAGATGGCGTTAACTGGGTAGGACCTACAACATTCCACATCCTCGATCAGGATGTGCTACGAATCATGTCGCCATCTCTCATATTTGAAGATGGTAAATGGACTATGTGGGGTGTTGACATCACGTCATCGCCAAATAGGGTTATTCGAAGGAAGAGTGCAAACTCAAATGTTCCGGCATCCATGGCTGAGTGGGGCGCTATCGACTACCCAACACACAATGCTCTTCCGGCGGGTAAGGAACCATGGCACATCTTTATGATGAAACATGGGGGTAAATACTTTGGTCTTCTGAATACCTGTGATCTGGATCAGAACGGCGCTAACGGCGAACTCCACTTCATGCAATCGTATGACGGATACACCTTTGAGTCATCAGCAAAGACTATTGTACCCATGTATCAAGCGGGTGAGCATGATCAGCTCTACCGGTCAACAATGGTTCCGGCTGTTGAGAATGGTGTTCATGGATTCCGTCTCTTCTACACAGGGTGGACAGATGCTGGTCCTGTATGGAACCTGTATCGATCCTTCCTTCGTGCAGGTGGAACACCATATACAACACCAGATGGGACAGATGCCTATACACCTCTGTCACCAACCAACTGGACAAACAGGGGTAGCTTCGTAGTCAAAGACATTGGTAGCTACAAGCAGTTTGAAATCGACATTCATTTGGAACGATCTGCTGGGGCTCCAAACTTAGCGATGGCAAACACCTTTGTCTCATGCGGTCTAGTTATTCCAACCAACATTCGAGCGATTCTAAACAGCGCTTTGACATCGAAGTATCTACAGGGATGGCTTGCTGGAGCGGGTTTCAACCTGCCGGTTCAGGTGTTTATTAACTTCTATTCCGGTGAAATCATGATGCGACAGCAGAGTGGTACTTCTGTGAACATTCCTGCGGGCGTGTTCTTGGAAATTGCAACCGGCTTCAACATGCCGATCGATAACTTCCCTGTATAACAATCAAAATAGGAGTAGTCAATGGGCGTTTCAGTTAGCTCTTCGAGCGGTCTCTTTAAAAATACTGATCGCTACCTTCGCAAATTGTCCAAGGGGGATTTTCTGAACAATTTGGAGAAGTATGCTAAGGAGGGCGTCGCGGCTCTCTCCAAAGCAACGCCTGTTGACTCTGCCGAGACATCGACCTCCTGGGGTTTTAAGATCAAACGCTCCAGGGGGTCGGTGTCTATTCTTTGGACCAACTCTCACATGACTGTAGATGGAGAGCCTGTTGCAATTCTTCTGCAATACGGACACGCTACAGGAACCGGTGGGTATGTAAAAGGACGGGACTTCATCAATCCTGCCATGAAACCCGTCTTTGATCACATTGCAGAAAGCGTTAGAAAAGAGGTGAAATCTGTATGAGCACTACTATTGACGAACACATCGTCTCTATGAAGTTTGATGGTAAACAATTCGAAGCTGGGATTAGGTCTACCCAGACTTCATTGGATGGGCTCAAGAAGAGTTTGAACCTCGATTCTGCAAAGAAAAGCCTTGACGATCTTGCCCAAAAGGGTAAAGGTCTCATCCTAAAACTTAGCAATAAAGAGTTCGACGCAAGTGCGAAGTCTGTTTCCGGTACTGCCGATAACACGATGAAGAAACTCGCCGACCTCGATAAAGCTGGCAAGAATGTAACAATTAATCCAAATGCTACAGGTTTCCAGCGTGGTATGCAGGTCATGATGAATGGCGTAAACACTGCTATCACTCGCCTTGGTGATTTGGATATGGCTGCGAAGAAGGTCGATCTTAACTCCGTAGTCAACAGCATTGATAAGGTCTCTAACAAGTTCTCAGCCATGTCTGTCGTAGGCATAGCCGCACTTGCCGCATTGGGTGCCAAGGCAGCCGTGGTTGGTGCTCAAATGGCAGCAAACTTTGTTATCGATCCTGCAAAGTCTGGTCTGGAAGAATATGAAACCAACATCGGTTCTATTCAGACTATTCTTGCAAATACGCAGCATGAGGGCAAGAACCTAAAGGATGTTAACCGGGCTCTCGATGAGCTGAACACATATTCGGATAAGACCATCTACAACTTCTCCGAAATGGCTAACAACATCGGTACCTTTACGGCTGCCGGCGTTAGTCTGGATGACTCAACTGCAGCTATTAAGGGTATCGCCAACCTTGCTGCTCTCTCAGGCTCAAACTCTCAGCAGGCATCTACTGCTATGTACCAGCTTTCTCAGGCAATGTCCGCCGGTAAGGTTGGACTTGAGGACTGGAACTCAGTAGTCAATGCTGGTATGGGTGGTAAAGTCTTCCAGGATGCGCTTATCGAGACTGCTCGAAACCAGGGAAAGAACGTCGACTACCTTATTCAGAAGAATGGTAGCTTCCGACAGTCTCTGCAAGAAGGCTGGGTTACCACTCAGGTCATGAATGAAACCTTGGCTAAGATGACTGGTGACTTGACTGATAAGCAGCTTAAGGCTATGGGATACAATGACGAACAGATCATTGGAATCCAGAAAATGGCCAAGACTGCTCAGGATGCTGCAACCAAGATCAAGACATTCTCTCAGCTGACAGGAACCCTTAGCGAAATCACGGGTTCCGGCTGGGCTTTGACTTGGCGACTTATTCTCGGCGACTTCGAGCAGGCTAAGGCTATGTGGACCAACGTCTACAAAGTTCTTGGTGGAATTGTTCAGGCCTCTGCGGACGCCCGAAACAAGATGCTCGGCGACTGGAATAAACTCGGTGGTCGAACAGTCATGATTGAGGCTGTGTCGAACGCCTTCAAGGCTCTTATGGGTATCTTGAATCCGATTCGACGTGCCTTTCAGCAAGTCTTCCCGCCAACTACGGGTAAACAGTTGTATGACCTTACTGTCCTAATCAGGAACTTCACACGAGGTCTGATTCTCGGTAAGGACGCAACAAACGCGCTATTCCAAGTAGCTAAATTCCTGTTCAGCATCATTAAGCTTGGCACCACAATTATCGGTGGTGTACTCAAGATCTTTGGGGCTTTCTTTGGGGCACTCTTCAGTGGCGGGGAAGAAGTCAACAAAACCGGCGAACAGATTGGTAAGTTCTTCGAGAACCTGAATAAGGCTCTTAAGAACTTCTCATTCATAAACGCATTCTTCAAAATGATGCAAGATGGCGCTAAGAACCTTGGTGCTATGCTCGGCAATGTCTTCGGGACTATCGGACATGTGTTCTCGAACCTCGGGGTTATCATGTCGATCTTCTTCATCAAGGCAGATGCGTCGTTCTACGTATTCCGCAAGAATATCGAGATTGCTGCCATCGGTCTTCACACCAAACTCATTCCTGTATTCTATGCAGTAAAGGGTGCCATTGAGACATCCCTACGTTCGATTCGTCAGTTCAGCGATCTTATTCGAGATACTGTCGATGCGTTCGTAAATGGAGGTTGGGAAAAGGGCGTCAAGGTATTCCAAGATGGTCTTAAAGAACTCAGCTTCATTACCAAGCAGTCTTTCAAAGCTCTTGGTAAGGGTACTCAGCAAGCTCTTGGTGAGTTTGCCGCAGGTGTTGTAGATACTTGGGAACTTATTACCACTCGAGTTCGGGAACGCATCCAGTCGATTGAACGTTTCGTTAATCGAATCGTTGATCTTGGTAAGAGGGTTTGGACCGCTCTCGAACCAATCCGCACAGCAGTAGTTAAGATGTTCCAGGATATGGGTAAGGAACTGGCGAACGTATTCAAGGACGTCAACTACGACGATACCTTGGATATGATCAACACCGGTCTTCTTGGCGGTATCGTTCTTCTCTTCAAGAAGTTTGTGAAGGGTGGACTCGGTCTTGGTGGTGAACTAAAGGATGGCATTCTCGGCAACGTCGACAAGATGTTTGAGGGTGTGACCGGCGCACTTGAGGGACTAACAGGAACTCTTGAAGCTATGCAGAAGAATCTTCAGGCAGATACCCTGATGAAGATTGCTATTGCTATCGGTATCCTTACGGCATCTATTGTCGTACTCTCATTGATTGATTCGGCGGCCCTTACAAAGGCTCTGATTGCAATCTCTGTGATGTTTACTCTGCTTGCAGGTGCGCTGGCAGTATTTGAGAAGGTGTCTTCCGGACCGGCAGTCATGAAGATGCCCTTCCTCGCAGCAGGTCTTATCCTCCTCTCTATCGCACTTCTCATTCTGTCTAGTGCAGTCGAGAAGCTGTCGAAACTGAGTTGGGGTGAGCTTACCAAGGGTCTCGTTGGTGTTGTAGTTCTTCTTCAGGCAGTTGCTCGTGCCGCTAGTCTGATGTCGAAGAATGCGGCTAACCTGATCGCTACAGGTATCGGCATGATCGCGATTGCAATAGCTATTAAGATCCTGGCGAGTGCTGTAAAGGACTTCTCCTCGATTAGCTGGGGCGACATGATCAAGGGTCTTGTTGCTGTCGGTATTCTCCTTAGAGCTCTTTCAATCTTTACCAATACAGCTAAGGTCGATAAGGGTGCTTTGGCTACAGGTGCCGGAATGATCCTTCTGGGTGTTGCTTTGAAGCTCATGGCTAGCGCAGTTTCCGACTTTGCTGCTCTGAGTATTGGTAATTTGGTTCAGGGTCTCGCAACTCTGATCATCGTCATGAACACCATGTCGAAGTTTACCAATGCCATTAAAGACCCAACGGGAATCTTCAAAATGGCAGCAGCTATGGTTGTTCTCGGCCTCGCCATGAAGGTATTTGCCAGTGCTGTGAATGACTTTGGCACAATTCCCCTCGGGACTTTGGTCACAGGTCTTCTCGGCATGGCGGTAGCTCTCAAGGCAATCACTGTAGCAGTACAGGCTATGCCTAAGAATATCCTTGCTAACGCAATTGGGATTCTGGCAATCGCCGCTGCTATGAAGATTATGGCTTCAGCAATCAAGGACATGGGTGGGATGTCTTGGGAAGAGATTGGTAAGGGCCTTACAGTTCTTGCTGCTTCACTTCTTCTGATGGCCGTAGCAACAAATGCTATGTCGGGGGCTCTTGCCGGTGCCGCAGCTATATTTGTAGTTGCAGCAGCTATGACTATCTTGGCGCCTGCTTTGAAGACTCTTGGTGATATGTCATGGGATCAGATTCTCCATGGACTTGCAGCACTTGCAGGCATATTTGTTCTGCTTGGATTGTCGGGTCTCATTCTTGCTCCTTTGACACCGGTCATTTTGGCATTTGGTACAGCTATCGCCATGATGGGTCTTGGACTGCTTGCAGTTGGTGCGGGTACTTTGGCGTTTGCCACAGGACTTGCACTTCTGGCTGCAGTTAGCGTTGCCGCACTTCCAGCGCTTGTCGCATTGCTTATGGGTATTCTACAGCTGATTCCATTTGCGATGACTGAACTGGCAAAGGGTATTGTGGCCTTCGCAGGGGTGATCGGTAATGCTGCTCCAACATTCTTGAATGCGGCTGTGGTACTTATCATGACCATCCTCAAGGCAATTGATCAGGTAGCACCAAAGATCATTGACACACTGTGGAAACTGATCGTGATGCTGCTTCAGCTGCTTGTCAAAGCCATTCCTTTGATGGTCGATTCGGGTATGAAGATTGTTCTCGGAATCCTTAGGGGTATCGCGAACAATATCGGTAAGATTGTTCAGGCTGCAGGCGATATCATCGTCAACTTCCTGAATGGTATTGCCAGTCGTATCGGTCGAATTGTCGACGCTGGTGTAAATATCCTTGTCGAGTTTATCGGCGGTATTCGTAGAGCAATACCAAGGCTTCTGCAGGCTGGTGCCGACTTGATCCTTGATTTCATCAATGGTCTTGCCGACACTATTCGTAATAACAGTAGCCGACTCGATGATGCTGGTCGAAACTTGGCCAGCGCAATTATCGAGGGTATGGTCAACGGTATTGGTGCGGGTATTCAGTCCGTTATCGATGGAGCGGTCAACCTTGGTCGAAGTGCTTTGGATGCGGCTAAAAATATCCTTGGGATTAAATCACCTTCTCGTGAATTCAAGAAGGTTGGTGCTTGGTCAGCAGAAGGCATGGCTATCGGTCTTAACAGTATGTCTGGGGTCGTTGCAACGGCTGCTGAAGATATGGGGTCTACAGCTCTCACAACTCTTCAGAAGTCTATATCCGGCATCGCTACAGCAGCTGCTATGGATAACATCAACCTAAGTCCGACAATACGTCCGGTACTCGACCTGTCTGCAGTAAAGAAGGATTCACGTCTTATTGGCGGAATGGTTTCGACTACTCCTTCACTTGCTGTTGCTGGCACCTATGCGAAGGCTACGGTTCTGTCCAACGCCACACTCGCAAACCAGGAAGTTGTCGCTAGTAAGTCTGGTGCAACACCATCCGAGGGTACCACGTTGAACTTCACACAGGTCAACAACTCGCCTAAGGCCCTGTCGAGGTCTGAGATCTATCGACAGACTAACAACCAAATATCAGTAGCGAAGGGAGCTCTGACAAAGAAATAATGTTAAACAAAGTTGACGTTATCACCGCTCAGGGTGATGTGTTGGAGCTTCCCCTGGATGATGATTCCGAGGGATATACAGTCAGGGATATCGATGGGACTGACCCGGTTAAAGCCGTAATTGTTTCATCGAGTTTCGCTAATGTTGATGGTGAGCAGTTCCATTCCACTCGTCGAGAGGCTCGAGACCTTATCTTTAAACTGGTTCTCGAGCCCGGCGGGAATAACGGAACGGGACGCCAGCTTCGAAACAATCTCTACAAATATCTCATGCCTGAAATGACTGTAACACTTCGTTTCTATGACGATGAGATGGATGTGGAATTCGTGGACATTCAGGGGGTAGTCGAGTCTTTCGATTGCCCCCTGTACGTTCCAGAAATTGAAGCAACGATTGGTATCCGCTGCCTTCTTTCGGATTTCTACGAGATTGACTCGAGAGTTGTTGAAGGTTTCACAACCAACGACGTTATCGAGACAGTCATCGACTACAGCGGTACAGTGGAAACCGGAATTCTGTTCAACATCACGATGGATCGAGCAGTTCCGGAATTCATGATCTACCACCGCTCTGCGAACAATACGCTTTCTGCGCTTGAGTTCGAACAGGCTCTTAGTGCTGGAGACACACTGGATATCAGTACTGTTTCTGGCGCTAAGAGCCTGACCCTAACCAATGACGTTGATGGTAGTAAATCAATCCTCTATGGAATGAATCCTACGTCCAATTGGATACAGCTGTTCCCGGGTAGGAATTATATTCGCGTCTTCATTGACGACCTTGGGGCTCCAATTCCATATACGATCGAATACACCACGAAGTACGGAGGTTTGTGATGGAGGTGTATATTCTTGACGATTCTCTGAGAAGATCAGAAGTTGTCGATAGGTTTGAGTCACTTATTTGGACCGAAAGGTATACAGCTTATGGCGACTTTGAGTTGGTGACTCACTCAACGTCTGCCAATCGCGCACTCTTTCCCATGGGATCGAGACTTGCACTAAACGAGTCGACTCGTGTGATGCAGATCGATACAATCGAAAATAAACTGGATGCTGAAGGTAAGCATATGCTCACTTTGTCCGGTAAATCACTCGAGTCTATTCTCGACGATCGTATTGCCAACAACTCAATTGTCGGTACCACAGCGCACCCTAACTGGGCAATAGCTGATAAACCAATGAACATCGTGAGAACGATATTCAACACGATTTGTAGGACAGGATATCCTTCAAGCACTGAACGTATTCCCAACTTGGAAGCGATCATTCCTAATCCTCCCTACACGAGGCCCGAACCATCCGATGTCGTCACCGTAACTATCGAACCAAAATCTGTTTATACCGCTATCAAGGAAATTGCTGAAGCATATGACTTTGGCTACTCCTTGACAAGAATCGGTGACACAGGTCTATTGCGGTTTAGCGTCTACACCGGTGATGATCGGACGCTTTACCAAACTAACTTCAAACCGGTTATATTTAGCCACGAGATGAATAACTTGGAGAATATCTCCGAGCTCTCTTCTGAAGCTACGTATAAGAACACCTGTTATGTCATCACAAAGACAGGTGTTCTGGTATATTATGCTCCCGGTGTAGATCCTTCTGTATCTGGTTTCGAACGTCGTGTCATGATGGTTAAATATGATGGCGACGAGACTGGAACAGCACTTACCGATATCGCACGACAGCTGGCTTATGAAGAACTCGCTAAAGCTAGAAAAGTCGTTGCTTTTGATGGTGAGATCCCTCAACGAGGCTCCTATAAATATGCTCGAGACTACTTCCTCGGCGATCTCGTAGAGCTTCGCAATTCCGACGGTGTGTCTAGTCAAATGCGAGTTACTGAGCAGATATTTAGCTCAGATCAAGAAGGCGATAAGTCATATCCGACACTAGTCGTCGATAACACTGCCACCGTTGGATCGTGGGCAGCTGCAACAAACGTGGACGTCGATACTTGGGCCGAGAGGACCGACACATGGGCGACTGCGTAACATATTTAAGAAGGGAGTCCGACTATGGCTATCGGAGCTGACGCTAAGAAAGCTGGCTATTCTATCGTCCCTGATACGGGCGAAGAAGGTAAAGTCAAATGGGGCGCTCGAGAAATTAACCGAACTCGAGACTATATCGCTCTGGTTAAAGCACTTATCCCCACGAACCGACCTGCTCGACGTGTTTGGGCAGGCATCACTTCGGGTACAGCCAATCCTTCAGGTGGTTCTGACGGAGATATCTACTTCAAGATTATCTAACTATGGCAATCACTACGCCTCCAGCACCAGAACCTCTCGGCTTTACAGATACGACACCAACATCACTTGTTTACAAGTTTAAAAGTAACGGTGACGGCGGCTCAAAAGTCCTGGAATGGCAGATTGGGTATGGAACACATCCCAATACCCCACAGAAGTATATTCGTTCAGGAGGTCATACCTCTGTTGGAGGGCTTAAGCCAGCCACAGTGTATTACTTCTGGGTACGAGGACGAAATGCTAAAGGATGGGGTCCTTGGTCCGGTCGAATATATCGAAGGACCGATGCTGGAGCTCGTGTAAAGCTTGGTACTGTCTGGAAAGAAGCTGTACCAATGGTTAAATACAAAGGTAAATGGGTCGTTGCTGAAGCCTGGGTCAAGTCTGGTGGCAAATGGAAGAAAGCAAACTAAACATGAAACAAGCGCTAAAAAAGACCGGTCTTCATATACCTTTCGTATACCTTTTCATGAAGATTGCCGAACCACGAGTTCGACGACTCATGTATTTTGGAATCTATGTCGGATTGGGCATTCTTGG